TCAGGCCTCCTTGCGCTGGTCATCCCAACGCCGATAGAGCATCACCGCCACCGCCAACCCCAGTAGAGCGGCCACCGCCCACCCCAGCGCCCCCGACGGCAGCACCTCCAGCAGCTCCTTGATGGCAGTTGAGACGTCGCGTGCCTGGTCCAGCAGGACGGCGACGCCAGCAAGGCCGAGCGCGCCGCCACCGCTGACCGCACTGACCGACCTAGCCATCGGCTTCATCGCCGGTGCCAGCTCGGCAACCCGGCTGAGGGGGTGGACCTCATCCGACAGGAACAGCGCCGCCTCGGCCGCCCGGCGCTTGACCAGGCCGGGCATGACCTTGCCGGCGCCGCGGGTCCATTTGGCGAACTCGGCCGCGGCGCCGGCGGCGTCACCGGCGTTCAGCTTCCGCAGCAGGGTGGAGGGCTGACCGCCCTTCAGGGTGACGAACCCGTCCTTGCCGACGTCTTTGCCTTTGGCCTTCCGGCCAGCACCGATGTTCATGACGAAGGCCACCAGCGCCCCGCGCTGGTTGTCGGTCAGCTCGACGGTGACGGCGCGGTCGACCACCGCCGCGGCGGCGTCCAGATCGGCCTGCAGCAGCTGCTCGGCCTGCGCCCCGGTGATGCGCAGGCCCGGCCGAACGTCCGGGCCGGTGTGACCGTAGCCGATCGTCCAGGGAGCGCCACCGGTGGCGGGATCCGGGTAGGCGGTGAGGCAGAGGCCTTCGGCCTCCTTCACCAGGTCGACGGCAGCTTGCGGGATGGCACGCATGAGGATCCTCCGGGCATGAAAAAGGCCGCTCGCGGCGGCCGGGTCGGTCAAGGTTGGAGTGTTGTCGCGGCCGATCAGGCCGGCGGTGCGCCCAAAGCCATGCGCTCACGCCAGAAGGCGAGGTGCGCCTCCCAAGCCTTGCGGCAGTGGTTGGTCTCCCCGGTGACGTGCCGGTTGAGCCAGTTGACGACGGCCACCCGGCGGGCACCCCATCGGCGGGCGCGCGGCGTGGCACCGAAAGCGGCCAGCTCGTAGGAGGCGGCGCTGAATGTCATCTCGCGCTGCCCGCCGGCCAGCACATTCAGCAGGCAGGACAGCAGGGACAGGAACTCTCCGACCATGCTCAGGCCTCAATCGTGGCGGCTTGGCGGAACAGGTCATCGAGCTGGGCCGCGGTGAAGCCCAGAGTCTCGGCCATGCTGTTGACCAGCGTACCGGTACGGGTCAGCTCGTTGGCGTATTCCCACGCCTGCCGGGCCGTGGCGTTGGCCGGCAGCGCCAGCAGGGCATCGTTGACCCGGTCGAACAGGCCGGCGGCCAGCAGCACCGCACGCGCCTGGAAATTGGTCACCGCCTGGGGCACCGGCGGCTTGGCCGCCTCGATCTCGGCCGGGGGGAGGGCGATCAGCCGATACGCCACCCGCACCGAGTCGGCATCGACCGTCCATTGGTCCATCGGCAGCGCTTCGGCCCGCTTGCCCTCTTCCACCGGCTTTTCGTCGATCAGCGGCAGCGGTGTCCAGCCGGGACACAGGGACGCCCAATCCTCGGCCGACCAATGCCGCCACGCTTCGGCCGGGTGCTGGATGCCACCGGGACCGACGAAGGCGGTCTCGGTGGCGTACACGGCGAAGGACCCGTCATCACGCACCAGCGCCACGGGAAACACGATCATGAACCCCCTCCATCTGAAGGACCGTTTCAGTATTCGACGTAGACGAAGCCCGGAGCCCCCTGCCCCGGCGTGGTGCCGCTGCCGCCCTGCGCGCCAGGGCCTGCGCCATTGATCAGGACACCGCCGGCACCACCACCGGGACCGGATCCTCCGGTGTCGTCACCGCCACCGCCGCCGGCGCCGTATCCGGTGCCCCCAGAGCTATTCGAGGTTGGGGTTCCGTTCAGGCCGCCCGGCCCACCTGGACCACCTGAGATGCTGCCGATCAGCAGGTTTGTCGGTGGGGAGAAGGCGCGGCCGGTGCCTGGACTGCCGCCGGGGCCAATGGCGTTTCCACCGTTGGATCCCGGAGCGCCCCCGGTGCCGCCCGTACCGCCACCACCAGATCCGGCGCCGCCACCGCCCAGACCATTGCCGCCACGGCTCCCGCCATCGGCGGTTTGGCCGGCTTCGCCGGAACTGACGGACCATGTGTGGAACGACGACGCCGTATCGCTTCCCCCGACGACGATGGTCACCGGGCCAGCCGGGATCGTGACGTTGGTGAGCAACAGATCATAGCCAGACCCGCCACCGCCGGCGGCGCCGTTCCCCTGGCCCTGCCCGCCCCGCGCACCGCCGGCGACCATATAGACGCGCTTGATGGTGGTTGTTCCGAAATCGAAGCTTTGCGAGCCCGTCGCGGTGAACAGCTTGTATTGGGCCGATGAACCCATAAACAGGGGATCGAAACCGAACATGCTCAGGCTCCCCTGACGATGCTGTAGTAGAACTTCCCGTCGCTGTAGACTTTGCCAACCGCGAAGTTCGTTTTTCCCGCACCCGTGTTTGCAGAGGTGCCGCCCACATTGACGCAGTTGCCGCCGAAGGACATCACCCGGCCGCCCGTGTTGTCCTGCGTCCACTTGATAGAGATTTGCTGCGCCTTGCCTGCCCCCGGCACCCCGGTCGGGTTGCCGATGACAGCCGCGGCGGAGATGGTGCCACAATCGAACTCCACCCCGGCTGCGCAGTCCGGAGTGAACACACCGCCCGCATTGGTCAGGGTGACCACCGACACGGTCATACCCCTGTAGAAGTGCAGCACACCGTTGGCCGCCGTGCGGAATACCTCGACGCCGGACACCACGAAGCCCAGCACTCCGGCAGCCGAGCGGTAGAAGCCGCTCGTTGCCTCGCCGATCCGCAGGCCCAGGTTGCCAGTATCCACCCCGGCAAAGGTCTGCAGCCAACCGGTCAGCGTACCGCCGACCTTCGCAAGATAGGTCGCCGGGTCGAAGGTCTGCGCCGCAGCGGCAGAGGCCGCCGCCGCCGATGCGCTGGTGACCGCATTCCCGGCACTGGTGGATGCTGCCGACGCACTCGCCGCAGCCTCGCCGGCCTTCGTCGTCGCGGTCGATGCGGACCCGGCTGCGGCCGTCGCGGAACCGGCAGCCTCCCCTGCCTTGGTCGTGGCGATTCCCGCCTGCTGCGTTGCTGTCGTGGCGGAACCTGCCGCGTTGCCTTCGCTGGTGGCCGCCGCCAGCTTGGAGGCGTTGGCCGCAGTGGCACTGCCGGATGCGGCCGAGGCACTACCGGCCGCAGCGGTGGCCGAGCCCGCGGCGTTGCCCGCGCTGGTGGCCGCCGCGACCTTGGAGGCATTGGCCGCAGTGGCACTGCCAGCCGCGGCGGAAGCGGATGCAGCGGCGTTCCCCTCGCTGGTGGAGGCCGCGCTCAGAGCATCGCCCACGCCGGTGCCCACCGTGCCGATGTCCTGGATGCAGGGATCCCAGTTGTCGGCCATGCCACCCACACCGGTGAGGCCGCCCGGGTTCTGCGCCGTCTTCTCATCGCCGTTGTAGTAGGTCAGCAGCCGCTGGGCCGCTGCCAGCATGTTGGCCAACGTCGTCATGTCGTCACCTCACCAAGGGAAATCGTGGCGGCGCTGTGCAGGTCGTTCAGGTACTTCTGGCTGAAGTCCTCAATGACCTGGAAAAGCCCGCCGTAGCGGTAGCAGTCGAAGGCGCTGTCGGTGTCCGGCAGCCACACCGCCGGACGGTCGGCGTCGAGGAAGTTGACCAGGTCGAACAGGCGGTCGCGGTCGCCGGCCTCGTTGACCGTGCGGTCCAGCGTGGCGGTGCGCCGGCCGCGGCCGGGCTCCACCGCCACACCACCGCCGGCCAGCTCGGTCACCTTGCCGCCGCGGCGGTAGCCTTCGGCCGACGCGCCGATATGGCGGTCGAATGCCAGGCTGTCGCCGGCCCAGCCGAACCCGATGCGATAGGCCTGTTCGGTGGTGCTGTAGCGGCTGCCGGCCACCCGGTAGGCCGGGCCGTAGATCGTCCAGCGCAGCACCTGCGCGCTGCACAGCGGCATCGTCACATGGATGTTCGTCGGGTAGCGCAGGAACTCCCGCGCGCCCAGCTGGCCCAGCACGGTGTTCTCCCCGCCGAAGCGCAGGGTCTTCGGATCGTAGAGCCCGGGCAGCACCAGGCGGTCGATGCCGCTGGCATGCTGGGTGGTGAAGGCCAGCGCGGTCCGGGCGCTGGTCTTGAAGGCCTCCAGCCGGATGCGGCCGGTCTTCCACAGGTTGGTGCGGTAGAGCCCGGCATAGGTCAGGTCGACCGGCCGCTCCCACTCCCACTCCAGCACCACCGGTTCGTCCCGGGTGCCGATCCGGGTGGACACCGCGGCATCCACAAGCGGCAGCGTCTTCAGCGCATCGAGCGGCGCCGTTGCCGCCCAGTCGGCAGCCGTGCCGGTGATTGCGCAATCCTGTTCCGACAGCTCGTTGATATGGGCCAACAGTCCGGTGGCCATGGCTCACCGTGCCACGTAGAGGGTAGCGCCGCCGGTGCGGTCGGCGATGGTCCGGCCATAGACCACCACCGGCGCCCCTTCGGCAAAGCCGGCGATGTCGTCCTCCACCGTCACGGTGTCGCCGATCCAGACGCCGGGCGCCCCGTCCAGCGCCGGCAGCTCGTAGAGGGTCGGCGGCGCCGACAGCTCGGCCACCCAGGCCGGCAGCTCGGCCGCGGCATCGGTGCTGAAGGTCAGAGCGGTCTCGACGGTGGCCACCTTGGCCGCGCTGCCCCAGGCCGCGGCGATCTCGTCGTCCACTGCAGACGGCACCTCGACCCACTCCTGGGCCCAGCGGGTGGCGTCGGCCGCGGTGGCGTCGGTAGCGGCGCTGCTGGAGGGGCTGGGGTTGTGGGCGCAGCGCAGCACCACCTGTTTGGCCGGCGGGTTGTGCTGGCCCTCGACATACTGCAGGCCCGTGGTGGTGCCGGCGGCGCTGCTGTAGGCCTGGACCGCCGCCGCCGCGGTCGGGCGGGGAACCCGCGTCACCACCAGCTGGCCGGCGGTGCCGACATACCAGCCGCCGCGCGGCACGCTGCCGACGAACTTGGCATAGGCGGCGGCATGGGTGGTGCTGTCGCCGGCGGCGAGGAAGAGCCCCACCGTGCGCGGGATGGCGTCCATGCCGGCGCTGTCCACCGTGCTGGCCAGCCCGGCGCCGGTGGCCAAAGCGGCGATCAGCTCCCCGATGGTGCGGCGGTAGACGCCGGCGAACTTGCGGCCCAGCACCTCGACGCGGAAGTCGGCATATTTCACCGTGGTGGTGACGATCCCGCTGGCGAGGTCGACCGTGAAGTGTGCGTTGTCCGCCGGCGTGGCGCCGCTCTGCTTTGCCACCCCGACACCGGAAGACCAGCCCCGCGGCACGTCCTGCACCGGCTTGCCGCCGCCGACAGACCAGCGGTGGAAGCCGTCGATGATGCCGAGATAGGTCGGCCGCGCCATCGGGCAGTGCCCGAGCGGCAGCTCCTTCAGCGTGTCCTTCAGCTCGGCCGGCCCTTCATAGCTGCCGGTGCCCTTGTAGCGCTCGGTCTGGATCGGTGTGTCGTAATCGAGGCGGGAGTCGTAGATCGGCAGGGCGATCTCGGTGCGCTTGGGCTTGGGCTGACCGACCCGGGCGGTCCAGATGGTCACAGCCTCGGCCAGCGGCGCCCCGTCCTCGATCTCCCGTTCGGTCACCGCCTGGATGACATAGTCGCCGGTCAGCAGCAGGTTGAGCGGCCGGTCATCGAGGGCGAGGCGCAGCCAGGCGCCGGTGTCGAGGTCCTGCACGGTGGCGAAGCGCTGTCCCGGGTTGCGCGAGGTCTCGTTGCGCAGCACCAGATCGCCGATCCGCAGCTCGGCCTGCCCGTCGGCGGCGCCCAGGCTGCCGATCGACACCGACGCGTCGGCGCCGGCGGTCACCAGCGGCAGCCAGGTGACGTTCGGCGGGCTGTCGGCCGGGCCGGACTGGTAGCCGGGGAAGGTGGCCAGCGGCAGCCGGTGGCGGTGGCCGCTGGGGCGGTGGAACAGGGTCAGGTCGACAAGACGCACCTTCATCAGGCGGCCCTCCGGGTGTTGGCGAGTTTGCGGGGCAGGTCGCTGGTGGCCGCCTCGACGCGGGCCAGCAGGGCGGCGGCATCGGCACCGATACGGGCGCGCTGGGTGAGGGCATCGCGGCCGATGGCGCGGACCTCGTCGCGCAGGCCCTCCACCGCCTCCAGCAGCTCGGCCACACCGGCGCCGCCGGCGTCGAGGTCGGGGCGGCGGAAGGAGACCATCGGTGCCGGCGCAGGAAGGCCGTTCACCGCCGCGTCGAAGGCCGACGCAATCCGCAGGCTGTCGGCGCTGGATGCCACCGCCGCCCCGCCGCCCTGCCACAGCAGCTCCGGCCCGCGTTCCCCCACCCACACGGCACCCGGCGGCGTGGCCAGGGTGCCGGTGGCAAAGCCCGGGATGCCGGCACCGTGTGCCTGCGCCCGCACCGCCGCCTCGAAGGCGGACTGGTGCCCCAGCTTCACCCAGGCGTTCAGCCCGCTGTCGAGTCCGCCGTCGTAACCGGCGGCGCGGACGGCGGCGAGCTGCTGCGCCTGGGTCAGCGCGTCCCAGGCGCGGCCGACGTCGTCCGGTGCGCCATAGCGTGCCCCGCCGGCGATGGCGGTGACATCGGCGCCGAAGGTCGTGGCCCGCTGGGTCGAGGTGGCCAGCCAGATGTTGAAGGCCTCGTCCAGCTGGCCGCCCCAGCCCATGGCGCGGGCGATGCCGTGCTGCTGCTCGGCCGACAGGCCATCCCAGGCCGACTGCACTGGCGCCGGCGCGCTGTAGTGCGGCCGGTTGTCGTTGCTGCCGGTCAGCGTCATCAGCGGTGTCAGCGCCGCCTGCCAGACGGCGTAAGACTGGTCCATGACGTCGCGCAGGCTGGACAGGCTGCCGAGTTGCCGCTGCCCGATCGCCGCGGCCTCGGCCCGGGCCTTCTGCAGCTCCTTCAGCTGGTCCTGCGCCACCTGCAGGTCCTGGGTGGCGGTATCGAGGCTCAGCCCGCCGGTGTCGCCCAGCTCGGCGAAGACCTTGTCCACCTTGTCGAACAGCACCGACGCGGTGCCGCCGCTGGCCGCCTTCTCCAGCGCCACCAGGGTGGGGCCGACCTGCAGCAGGGTCTGCCGGGCGGTGTCCTTGTCGGCATCGGTCGAGCCGCTGTCCTTTAGCACCGCATAGGCGGCGTCGAAGCGGTCGCTTGCCTCCTGGATCTTCTGGCGCGGTGCCAACGGCGAGTCGTCGCCCTCGCGCAGGGCGGCGCGGGCATCCTTGAACTGCTGGGCGGCCTGCAGCAGGGCGATGGCGCCGGACTGGATGGAGTCGACCACCTCCTGCTTGGCGGCGATCTCGCGGTCGTAGGCGTCCAGCAGGTCCTGCTGTGCCAGGGTGAAGGCTTGGCTCGCCCGCTCGGCCGCCTGCACCAGGCGCAGCTGGGTGGTGTCGTAGCCGGCCGCCTTGGCATCGGCCAGGGCTGCCGCCTGCTGGGCGTCCAGCGCGATCAGCCCGGCGCCGCGGCTGTTGCCGAGCGCCGCAACCATCCGGCTGACGATGTCGGTCTGGTAAGCGGAAAGCGCCTTGGCCTTTTCGGCCGCCGTCTGGGCGGCGTCGGCGCTGTCCTGCCACGCCTGGGTCAGGTACCCCACCATGGCGGTGTACTGGTCGCCGGTGACGGTGCCGTCGTAGAGCGCCCCATTCAACCGGCCCAGCGCCGCCCGCTCCGCCTCGATGGTCAGCGTGCCGCCGGATGCCGCCTTCTCCACCCCGTCGATGACGCCGGCCAACCCCTTGATGGCGGAGTCGGTCCGGTCGAGGCCTAGCCCCTGCAGCCGGTCCAACGCGCTGGACTTGACGTTGGGGTCGATCAACGCCTCGATGGCGACCGCGCCCTGCCGCTGAACATAGGCCACCGCGTCGGCGTATCTGTCCTGCAGCTTCTTGGTGTAGCGCGCCGCCAGCTCGGCCACCTCGCCGGTGGTGTAACCCAGCGACAGCAGCGCCGGCCGGAACTGCTCGAACTCGATCTCGGCCTGCTTGGTGGCCGCGGCCATGCCCACCAGCGGCTTGGTGGCCGGGCCGAGACCCATCATCGCCTCGATGCCCTTGCGGGCGGCGGCGGTCAACTCGGTCTCGGTCGCCAACCCCAGCTCGCTGGCCTTGCTCCGCCAATCGGTGATGTTGGTCTTGACCTGGTCGCCGATCGCCTTGGCGTTCTCGGTGAAGGTCTTCAGCAGGTTGTTCGTCGGATCCAGGCTGGCGTTCATCACGTCGAGCTGCTGACGAAAGCCGGCGGCGAAGCCCAGGTCGTTGGCCAGATCCTCGGCCTTGGTCGCCTTGGAGGTGCTCAGCGCCGTCTTCACGTCATCGTTGACGCCGGTCAGCTGGCCAGTGCCGATCAGCCCCTTCAGGCTTTCGCGCATGTAGAAGGCGATGGCCTCGTTCTGGTCGGTGAACGCGGTCTTCTGCCCGGCCTTGTCCCCCACGGTCGGGGTGACGTACCACTTGCCGTCCTTGGCAAACTGCTGAATGAGCGCCGTGTTTGCACCGTCGCCACCGGTCAGCTTGCCGCCGATCCCCGACACGATGGCGTTCATCGACGCTGCAACGGCGTCGGTCACCTGCTGCATCTGGCCAGCGTCGGCGCCGTTGTCCGCCAGGGCGGTGTCGGTGCGGAACCCACCCTTGCCGTTCAGGACGATGTTGCCCGAGCTGTTGGGACCGACGGTGGCCTTCTGGGTGCTTAGCATGCCCATGATGCCACCGACCACCGCGCCGATCGCCAGCCCGACCGGCCCGCCGATGGCGCCCAAGCCCATGTAGGCGGCGAGTGCCGACGCACCGGCGCCCAATGCCGCGCCGGACAGGCCACCCACCGCCTTGGAATTGGTGGCAGTGCCGAGCATGCCGCCGATGGCGCCGCCGAAGGCACCGGCACCCGCCGCACCCAGATAGGCCGACAGGCCGCCGGTGATGCCAGCCCCGGATACGCCGCTCGCGGAGCCGGTGTAGAGTGTGTTGGCCGCTGCTGTGTTGCCTGCTGCCGCTACGCCAGTCGCCGCATTGGCACTCGCTGCCCCGGTGATGGGAGCCGCAGTTGCCGCCGTGACGCTGGCAGGGGCGGCGGCAGCCCATCCGCCGACCGTTCCGATGCCGAGGGTGCTGTAGCCAAAGCTGTCGATCAGGCCGCTGATGCCGCCGGACCCACCGATGCCGAGCTTGTCCATCGCCCAGCCGGCGCCCTTCGACAAAGCGGTGTTGGTCAGGCTGCCGGTCAGGCCGCTGCCCTGCGACTGTCCCGTTTGCCCGCTGCCGCCGCCGAACAGGTCGAACAATGTGGGCAGGTTGCTGCCCATCACCCAATTCTTGATCGGGTTGATGACCGCCATCTTCAGCGCGAGTTGCTGCAACTCCACGCTGACGGTGCCGATGGCGTCGGCCCAGGACATCGTCGACTTGCCGGCGGCAGACAGCTTCTGCAGGATGGCGTCGAAGCTGCGGTCGCCGAACTGCTCCAGCTCCTGGTAGGCGGCGTTGGTTCGCTCCAGCGCCAAGTTCTGCCGGGCGAGCGCTTCGGCGTTGGCCAGATAGGCCTGCCCCTCCCGGCTGGCGGCGTCGATGTTGCGGTCGCGCAGGTCGATCAGGGCCTGGGTGCGCGCCAGCTCCACCGCGCGCTGTTCGGCCGACGCACCGATCAATTGCAGCTGCTTCTGCCCCAGCTCCAGCTGGTCGCGCTGCTGCTGAAGCATCGGCCCGGCCGCCGCGGCCGACTCCAGCTGCTGCGCCTGGGTCAGCAACTCGACGTAATGGGCCTTGGCCTCATTGTAGCGCTGGGTGCCTTCTTCCCCTTCCTTCAGCGCCAGCGTGTGGGCCTGTTCGGCCACCTCGGCCGCCTTGACCGCCTTCGGCCCCAGTTCGTAGGCGTCCATCAGCGCCCGAGCCGAGCGGATGCGGTCCTGGATCGGCTGGTCGGCGTCCTTGCGCAGCTGCTGGACGGTCAGCGCCTCCACCCGCGCCTCGGCCGCCGCGGCGGCCTCGCCGTAGCCCTTCAGTCCGGCCGCCGCCACGCGGTTGGCAGCAGCAGCCACGCGCTGGGCAGCCTCGCCCTTGCCGGCGGCAGCGGTCAGCCGCTGCTGGGCGGCGACGTCCATGGTGAGCTGGGTGACCTGGGCGCCCACCTCGCCGGCCAGCTCGGCCCGCGCCTTGCGCAGCAGCTGGGTGCGGGTGCTGCCCTCCTGCGCCGGGTCGAGGCCCTCGCGCAGCCGCTTGGCCACCTCCACTTCGACCTCGGCCGCCTTGATCGTCGCCGGGTTGCCCGATGCCCGCGCCCGGGCCAGCTTTTCGGTGGCGTCGGCCTCCAGTTTCAGCAGCCGTACCACTTCCGCCGACTCCGCCGGGACGATCTGGCTCTTCAGCCGGCCGCGCACGACGTCGCGCTGGGCGTCCCAGGTCTGATAGGCGGTGTCGTCGGAGGACCGGCCGCGATCCTGCAGGCCGGTGACGACGGGGGTTTTCTGCTCGGGCGGCGGCCCGACCATCTCCCCGACCCGCCGCTCCAGCCCTTCGGGCAGCGACAGGGTCCAGCTCTTGGCCCCAAGCTCGGCCAGCTTGGAGGCCACGCCACCCACAGCAGAGCCCAGCCCGGCGAAGCGCGAGGCGGCGGTGTCGGCGGTCTGGCCGGCGGCGAGCACCGCCTTGGCCGCCTCGTCCGCCGGGTTGGTCAGCAACGCCAGCCGGGCGGCCAGCTCCTTCGCCGTCCTGGACGCGGCTTCCGCCTTGGTCGCCGGATCGGCCAGACGCTGCGCCAGATCCAGCAGCGGCTTGCCGGCGGCGCCGGCGTTGCGCCCGACCTCGTCCAGCACGCGTACCAGGTTGGCGATCGCCTCCGGATCGTCGGCCGCGGCCGAACGGAAGGCCTGGAACGCGATGCGCAGCCGGTCCACCCGGTCGGCCGCCAGCCCCATCTGCTCGTAGACGCGGGCCGAGCTGGCGCTGTCGGTGGAGACGTTCCAGTCGCCCGACACCGGCCGCGCCACCGAATCCGGGCGGTAGACCGCTGCCGACGCGGCGCTGCGCTGGGCGGCGATCGCCTTGGCCTGCTCGGCCAGGGCCTCGTCCAGCTTGATGCGGGTCACCGCCCGCATGCTGTCGGACAGGTGCCCGTACTGGATGGCCAGCTGCTCGACGTCCGCGGCCGAGTCCTTCACCGCGTCCTGGGCGGCGCGTTGCGCGTGCTCGAAACTGTCGGCCGCGTCTTCGGCCGCCGTGGTGCGGGTGGCGAAGACCGCCACCGCCGCGGCGCCGGCCAGCAATGCCGCCCCCCACGGTCCGCCGACCACCCCGAGCATGCCGGCGCCGGCGGCCTTCACCCCGTTCCACGCCGTGGTCAGCAGCGAGGCGCGCTGCGCCAGGGCGACGCTCGCTGCATTGGCGCTCACCGCCATGGTGGTGAGGTGGGCGTCCGCCACGACCACCGCTTCGCCGGCCGCGGCGGTGGCGAGCTGGGCGGCGCGCAGCCGGGCCAGCGAGGCCATCTTTTCGGCGTCGGCGGCAATCGAGGCCTCGCGCGCCATCACCACGGTGGCCTCGGCGTCGCGCTCGGCCGCAAGGGCACGCGACAGCACATAGACGTTGGTGGTGAGCGCCGTCTTGGCCCGGGCCGACGTCAGCGCCGACTCGGCCGATGCCAGCGTGGTTGCCGCTCCGCTCGCGGCGGCGGCCTTGGCCGCGAACTCCGCCTCGGCCGCCTGGACCGTCGCAACCGTGGCGACCCGCGCCGTCTGCGCCCGGATCAGGTTCTGCGCTGCTGCCAGCTTCTCGGCATTGGCCGCCTCGGCCGTGGCCACCGCCTTGGCATAGAGGGCAACCCGCTGGTCATCGATGGCCTGGGTAACCGCGGCAATGCCGGTCGGCATCATGCGCGCCGTGGCGATGGCGCCCAGCGCCAGGGCGGCACCGCCGGCGGCCTTGGTCACCGCATCGAGGTTGTCGGCCAGCACCAGGATGCCGGACGAAATGCCGGCGGTCAGCCCCACCGCCTGGTTCATTTGGCCGATCTGGCGCTGGGCGGTGTTGGCCAGCACCGTCAGGCTGTCGGACACCGTGGTGGCGATGTGGCCGAACTCGGTGTCGATGGCGGTGCTCTGCTTCAGCAGCGCATTCACCACCTTGTCGGCGGTCAGAGCCCCCTGCTCGGCCAGCGACTTCAGGGCGCCCCGCGGCACGCCCAGCCCATCGGCCAGGGCCTTGGCCAAGCGTGGGGACGCCTCCATGACGCTGTTGAACTCGTCGCCGCGCAGCACCCCGCTGGCCATCGCCTGCGACAGCTGCACCAGGGCGCCGGCGGCGGTGCCGGCCTCGGTGCCCGAGATCTTGAAGGTCTTGGAGATGGTCTCGGTCAGCCGGATCACCTGCCCCTGGGACTTGCCCATGGTGAGGGCGGCATCGGCCAGCGAGGTGTAGAGCCCGACCGTCGGTTCCATGGCCGAACGGGCGCGCTGGGCGGCCTGGAACAGCTGCTCCTGAACCGCCACCGCCTTTTCGCCGGCGCCGGCATAAAGCGCGATTTTCGAGGCGGACAGACTCCAGGCGTCGGCCGCTTTGATCGCCTCGCCGGCCCCCTGCGCCAGCCCGATGCCGGCGACCACGCCGGCGACGCGGCCGGCGGCGCTGCCCAGCGCATCGAAGCTGGAGGATGCTCGCCGCACGGAGCCGTCGACGCGGCCGGCGAACTGGTCGACGCGGGCTTCCGCCTGCGACAGCACCCGCCGCAGGCCAGAGTCGTCCGCACCGACCGGTACCATCATGCCGGGGAAATCAGCCATGCCGGTCTCCGGAAACGAAAAGGGCGCCGGTCACCCGGCGCCCCTGCCCTTGTCCTGTTCCGGGCGCTTCAGGCCGAACACGACCCGCGCCCGCTCCTTCAGCTCCGTCACGTCCTTGGGCTTGCGGCGCGGCTTGCGCTTGGCCCCCGGTGTGGTGGCGGCGAGGAAATCGACCTTCCCGTCCAGGGCCAGCTGGATGTCGGGGAACGGGGCGTCCAGCGCCTCGCTGCGCGACCACCCCAGCCAGCCGGTGGCGTACTGGAACATCCGGTCCACGTACTCCGGGAAGGTCAGCCGGCTTCCCCCGATGCGGCGGCCTCGCTGCCGGCTTCAGCCGTCCCAGCTTTGGGGGTTTCCGTCTTGGGCGCCTTGCCGCCGCCGGCGAGGAAATTGAGGAACAACAGGACCTGCGGTGCCACGACGACGACACCTTCGGCGAAGATCGCTTCAGCGGTGGCCTCGGCCTGCTTGCCGACGCGGCCGGCGGCGGCGTTGACGACATTCACCAGCGTGTCGAAGTCGAAGGCGTTGGTGTTGGTGAAGGCCTGCTGCAGCCCGCCATACAGGCGGCAGATGGTGCGCGAGGCGCGGACGTTGGCGAACAGCTCGACGTCTTCGCCGTCGAGGCTGATGGTCATTACGCCGTGCGCGAAGCGCGGCGCCGTGCTGGGGACGGTCATGGCAGGATCTCGCTTTGGACGGGGAGAAGGGCCGGCAGCCAGGGCGGGCTGCCGGCGTCAGGGCACCGGCGCTTACGGCGCGTCGGCCGCCACCTCGATCGGTTCGGCGTCGATTTCGAGGCCGACGCTGGCCTCGATCACCTTGTCGTTGCCGCCGATTTCGGTGGTGTAGGACATGACGTAGGCGCGCATGTAGATCGTGGTCGGCGTGCCGCCGTCCGGGGCGTCATCGAACTCGATCTTGATGTTGTAGGCGGCCTTGCGGTTCTTGGCCGCGGCGCGGATCGCCGTCTGGCCGGCGCCGGTCGGAACGCGGGCCAGCTTCAGCGTGCCCGAACCATAGTCGACGGTGCCCTTCTTCTTGTGAACGGCCCCGTCGCCCAGCGTCTTGTAGGTGACCTTCTCGAAGGTCTCGCCGAAGGCGCCGATGTCCTCGATCTCTTCGACCTCGGTCCAGGCAAGCGCCTTGTACTGGGCTTCGGTGGTGCACAGGGCGGTGGTGGAAAGGAACAGGCGCGTGCCGGCGCTCTGAACAGCGTTGCCGCTCATGGGAATGCCCCTCCTTCGGGCAAAGAAAAAGCCGCCCGAAGTCCGGGCGGCGGGGAAGCTCCGGAGGCTCCGGAGGGCTCAGGCGTCGGACTCAGGCGTTGGGCTGGCCGAAATTGGTCTGGTAGGTCACGGCGAACTGCAGGCGGGTCACCCCGGCCTTCAGCTCGCCACTGGTCAGGCGGTCGGTGACGGTGCGCACCAGCTCGATGCGATCCACCGTGCCGGCGAACTTGCCGCCGCCGGCGATCACCTGCTCGATGCGCAACGCCATGGCGTCGAGCTGGTCGTCCAGATCGGCGCCGGCGCGGACGTAGCCGTCGACATAGAGGTCCATGCGCCGCAGCTGGCGGCGGCTGCCCATGGTGATTTCCTGCGTTGCCTCGTCGGGCGTGAACAGGCCGATGCAGGGCAGCGCGTCCGGCTGCAGCGGATCGTCCCGGTTGGCGGTGACCGGAGCGACGGAGGCAAGCGCCGTGGCGATGGCGGTGCGGATCCGGGTGCGCGGGTGCATCAGCGCGACTCCCGCAGCAGCAGAACGGTCATGCCCTGCCCGTCCGGCCGCGGCTCGGACACCGTGAAGGACAGGCCGCGCACCTCGACGGCGGCGCCGGCGGGCACAGGCCCGCCCATGTCAGCGTCGACCACCGCCAGCGAGGTCATCAGGGTGGAGACCGGCCCGTCGCCGGTGTCCACCTGATAGTGCCGGCGGTCGAAGATGCCGGTGACGGTCGCGTCGGACCGGCCGGGACGGCGGATCACCGCCGGCTCACCGAAGGCACCGACACAGGCGGCGTTGAGGTCATTGAAGAACATGGCCGATTATCCCTGCAGAGCGGCCCAGGCCCGGTCACGCTGGTCGGCGGTGATGTCCGCCGCCAGCAGCTCGCCCAGCGCCTTCAGGTCCGGCTTGCCGCCCTTGAAGTGCTTGGCATTCGCCGGGTCCAGCTTGCCGATCGCCGCGATGATGCGGTCGAGCGGCAGTTCCTCCACGTCGGCCGCGTCGCCGGCCTTCACCCAGCGGGCGAAGCCGCGGGTCACCAGGGAAGCGGCCTGTTCGTCCTCCGGGTCCTTGACCTCGATGACGGCCCCCGGCCGCAGCGCGGTCTCCTTGGCCACCTTCACGGTGACCAGCAGGCGCAGCTTGGCCATGGATCACCTCACCGTCGCGCACATGCAGGCGTTGGGACGCCGCGGGTAGACCAGCGGCGCCGACTGGCTCAGCAGCATGCGCCGGCCCGGGTTCTCTTCGATCCAGCTCTTGGGGAAGACCTCCAGGGCCTGGTAGCCGGCGCGCGGGTCGAGGATGGCGCCATGGGCCTGGATGCCCTCCATGGCCCCAGTGGCGCCCAGCAGCACCGTGTAATCCGGCAGCAGCTCCTTGGTGGCGCCGGCATCCTTGTAGGTGTCGTTGTAGGTGTAGAACTCCACCATGCCGATCCGGCCCTTGAACACCGGGGTACCGGGCACGCCGGGCTGGAAGCCCATCTGGACGATGGCGGCCTGCCCCAGGGTGCGGTCGAGCACCTTCTCCAGCTTGGGGTCGGCCTCGAACAGCGCCCAGGCCTTGGCGTCCATCACCACGACATTGACCGCGGCGCCGGACTTGCGCCCCACCAGGTCGATCCATTCCGACACGTCGGCATAGGGCGACACGCCGGCCTCGCCCCATCGGGCGGCGCCGGACAGCACCAGCGACAGATCGCCATCGCGCTGGAAATCCACCAGGACCTCCGGGTAATCGTCGCCCTTCACCACGCATTTGCCGGTGCGCAGGACCTCGGCCGCCATCACCTCCTTGCGGCGCAGGATCTGGTTCAACTGGCGCTGCAGCTTGGAGCCCAAAATCGCCTGTTCGCGGGCACCGGCCGACAGGGTGCCGGTCAGCGGTTCACCGGCCAGCCGGCGCAGCGGCTCGCCCGGCTTGATGTCGTGCAGCGGCTTCACATAGGCCGGGGCGAACATCCGGGTTTCATAGCCAGTGTCCGACCCGACGCGGCCGGCGGCGAGCGGCGAAACGAAGGGGGCGATCTCAATGTCATCGACCTCGACGTCGAAGATGATCTTTTCATCGTCGCTGAAGCTGGCCAGCGGGAAGAACATGTTCAGCAGGAAGCGGGGGGCCTTGGCGCGCAGCGACTGCAGCACCCCCAGCATGGCAAGGGTCGAATAGATGTCCATGGGTGGGGCCCTCAGAGGAAGATCGACAGGTCGCGCAGCGCGTCGGCCGCCGACGCGGCGGAGTGGCCGGCGCCGAAGGTCAGCTGGTCCGGGTTGAACTCGCCGCTGAAATAGGCGATGGCCTCGACGTCGCCGGCGGTGGCATCGACCGGTTCGGCCAGGATGGCGCAGGGCTTCTCGGTGCCGTCGTTGGCCATGGCCACCGACAGGACGAAGCGCTTGGTGCCGCCGGTGCGGCCGAGCACGGCACCGGCGGGCAGCGCACCGACGCCGCTGGCAACGGTCACCAGCCGGGTGATGCGCGGAAAGTCGCCGCCGATCAGGGACGGCAGCGGCTGATTGCTCTGGGAGGAGAAGCTGGCGGAGGTCATCGGGTGCCGTCCTTCTTCGGAATGAGACCGACAGCGGCCATGCTGGCCAGCACCGCGGCGGCGGCCTTCTGGTCGTCGCTCAGGGTGGCGGTGTCGGTCGAGGCGCCGACGGTCGGGTTGGGGTGGGCGTCCATGGCGGCGAGCGCCAGGGGGTTGCCGGTAGAGGCACCGGGCATGGTGGCCCCGATGGGTGCAGCCTCCAGCGCGGCGCAGGCGGCCTCGACCGTCAGGTCGGTGTTGAAGGCCAGATGCGCGGCGAGCTGGACGCGGCCGGCGGCGGCAGGCGCTGCGAAGATAGCGGCGCAGCGCTCACGCTCACCGGGGGCGTCGGCCTGCTGGCCGGTAGCATTCTTGTCGCCCCCGTCGCCATTGCCGGGCGCGTCGTCGTCATCGCCGTCTTTCGGCTTGTCCTTGCCCTTGTCCTTCTGGTCGGCATCGTCGCCGGCACCGGCCTGCGGCGTGGTGCCGCCGGTGCCGGTCTTGGTGCTGTCGGTGCCCGCCTGGGTCTCCCCGTCCGCCGCCTTGGAGCGGCCGAAGGGGTTCAGGTGAGCGAAGCTGAACGTCTTCACTGGGTGTCCCTCACATGATCCACCAAGGCCGAAAAGGCCCGGTCGGGTGGCAGGACCGCATCGGCCAGCCCAAGGCGCACGGCCTCGGCGGTGCCGACCGGCCCCTCAAAACAGCGGGCCTCGGTGGCGAGGACCGCCGCCACGTCCAGCCCGCGGGCGCGGGCGACGGTTTCGGCGAAGAGCTGGCGCAGCGCGTCGACCTGCCCCTGCCACTCGGCACGCACCGCCTCGGACAGCGCGGCATAGGGGTGACCGTCGGTCTTGTGTGCGCCGGACTGGACGATGGTCGGCTTCAGCCCGGCCTCCTCCAGCATGCGGGAATAATCCCAGTGCATCAGCCAGACACCGATCGAACCGACCCCACCGGTGCGCGGCACCGCGATGCTGTCGGCGGCACAGGCGATGGCGTAGGCGGCGGAATAGGCCTCTTCGCTGCAGATCGCCCCAACCGGCTTGCCCGTCGCCGTCTTCATGGCGACGATCCAGTCCATCAGGTCGAAACAGCCCTGCGCGATGCCGCCGCCGCTGTCGATGTCGAGGCAGACGGCGCGCACGTCCGGATCGGCGAAGGCATGCGCCAGTTGAAACCGCAGCCCGTCATAGCCGGTGACCCAGCTGCTGCCGATGTATCCCAGCTTGGGCACCAGCAGCCCGGCGACCGACACCACCGCCACACCCTGGTCGACCTCGTAGGGCCGGCGGGTGCCGTTGATCTCGCCCAGCCGGTAGCAGCCAGCCGGCAGCTCCCCGCCGGCGCGGTTCGCCTGGGTCAGCTGGACCATGCGCGCAGCCGCCGTCTCGGCCCAGGCTGGGGACACCAGCACGGGCTGCATCGTCTTCAGCATGTCGGGAAACTCCGTCAGGCGCCGGCCGGCGGCTCGGGCTGGTCTGGGGTGGGCATGAAGTTGACCTCGGGCAGGGTCAGCCCGCGCGCCTTCAGCGCCTCCTGCTCCAGCGCGATCTGGTCCAGCAGGTCGTCAAGGTCGCGGCCCTGGTCGAGGGCCTCGTCGCGCAGGGTGGAGATGCCCAGCCGCACCCGCATCGCCGCAGCGGTGATTTCCTTCACCGGGTCCACCCAGCCGCGTGCCGGCCCGCGCCACACCCCACGCAGCCACGCCTGCCGCCGCGCCCGGCTTTCGGAGAATCCGGGAAGGTTGAGGTAGCCGCGCCACACCGCTTCCTCCAGCACCAGGTCGAGCGTCGGCCGGCACCAGGTCAGGGTCTTGTGCATGCGCAAGAACAGCACGAAGCGCCAGCCCTCCAGCAGCGACGCGCGGGCGCTGGAGTAGTTGGTCTTGCTGAAGTCGCGCATGAAGGTCTCGTAGGTCATGCCGATGCCGGTGGCGATCAGCCGGCTCACCGTAGTGACGAACCCGTCCATGCCGGCGCTGGGGCGGTTGGACGAGTAGCCCTTCAGCGTCTCGCCCGGCAGCAGGCGCGGGATGGCGCCGCCCGGGCCGATGCCGAGCTGCACTGCCGGCTGGGCGTTGCGCATGTCCATGTAGCTGTTGGCGTCGCCGAACAGGTCCAGCAGCGTCTGCCCGTCTGCCGGGCTTTCCAGCACCGCGGCGATCACCGCGTTGACCACCGCCGCCTGCAGCTCGGCCCGCTGAAACCGGGCGCGTTGCTTCAACTCGGTCATCACCGGCGCGAAGACCGACACGCCGCGGTGCTGGCCCGGGCGCTTCTGGTCGAAGGAATGGATCACCACCCGCCGCCCACCCGGCCCGCGCAGCGGCACCCGCTGCCACTCCGCCGCGGCCATCGCCCAGGGCATGAACAGGTCGCCCGGATGGCTGCTGCGGACATGGTAGGCGACGGGCGCCCCGTATTCGTCGATCTCGACACCGTCGCGCAGGCGCGGGTCGCCGATGCGGTCTTGCGGATTGGACAGGCGGTCCGCCTCCACCGTCTGCATGACGGTGGCGAAGCGGCTGCCCAGCCGGCGCTGCCGCTCCGGCAGCCACAGCGCCAGCTGCAGGCTTTCGCCGGCGACGAGGTCGGACTGCACCGACTGGCGCAGCATCGCGCCGAAGGGCAGCTGGCCGGTGACGTCGCAGGCGTCGCGGTCCTCGCTCCACTCGTGCCAGATGGACTCGATCCGGCGGGCGGCGTCCTGCGCCTCGTCACGGCCGATGCCCAGCGCGCGATAATCCGGCATCGACTGGAAATCCAGCCCGAAGCCGATGGCGCTGTCCTTCAGCGACTGGACGGCACCGGAGACCAGGGCGTCGTTGCGTTCCAGGTCGCGGGCGCGGGCGACGATGGTCTGGCGGTCGCCGTCGAGGTCGGCGTCGGGAGAGCCCGCCGCCGGCGTCCAGTCGCGCAACTCGGGCGCGTTGCCCGATCCGGCGAGAAAGGCACTCATGGCCGCCTGCGCCCGGGCCCGCCGGATCTCGGCCTGGGTGATCGGCCGGCCGTGCCGGTCGAGGATGACGGGGGTGGTGGCCATCAGCCGATCATCCGGACATAGGGCGACACCGCCGGCCCGCGCCGGCCCTTGGCCGCAGCGATCTGGCGTTCCAGCGAGGCGATGTAGCTGGCCAGCTGGGTGGCGTTGGCCGGGGCGTATTCGACCACGCGGTCACCGAAGCGCACGCTGACCTGCTGCTGGCCGAGCTGCAGGCCGTGGTAAGCGGCCCGCGCACCGGCGAGCCACGCCTCAAGGGTGGTGACGTCGGTCATAGGTACAGCTCCCCTTTGTCGGTCGAGGCCGCCGGCGGCGGCGCCACCGGTTGGACGGCAGCAGCCGGCTGGCTCAGCCGGCGTGCCCGCGCCACCGCCGCGGCGATCGCGTCGGCCGGCGTCGGTTCCGTGTCGGTTTCGCTGGCGGCCTCGCCGGCTTCAGCGGGCGCTGCATCGATGTCGGCCTCACCCAGCTTGACGTATTTGCCGGACAGCGCCTGCAGGCCGCACACCGCGGCGTAGGCGTAGACGAAGCACACCCCGGCCTCATGGGCCTCAGCCGGCTTCTGCCACACCGTATATTGCTGCCCGCGCGGGACGATCAGCCGCTCGCGGGTGAGCTGGGCGAAAAACTCGTCGTCCAGCTCGCGGGCGCCGTCGACGGCGGCTTGCGGGAAATGCACATGGCGCGGTCCGGGCTTGTCCACCGCCAGGCTGCCATAAGCCCAGTCACGCGCGGCGTTGCCGCCGATCATGTACCAGACATGGCCCAGCTTGCTGGACGGCTTGCGCGGCCACACCTTGCCCCGCTGGCCCCGGCTTTCCGAGCGGCCTTTGATCGCCCACACCCGCCGGGAGCGGCGCTTATTGGCGAAGGCATAGACCTCCTGCGTGTGGTGGCCGCCTGAATCGATGCAGGTGGCCCGCACGTCCAGCGTGGTGCCGTCCGGCTTGCGGTACCGGCGCAGCAGCACCTGCTCGTCCAGCGCCGCCCACACCTCGCCCTTGGCCGGATCGCCGACCAGGACGAAATGGCCGATTAGCCAGACCTCCAGCCCACGGCCCCAACCGTAGACGGAGGCCTCCAGGCGCGGGTTGACCTTGCCGGACTGGACGTCCACCCCGACGGTGATGAACTCGACACCTGCCGGCACCTCGGCCGGGTACAGCTCCATGCGGTCGATGAAGCTGCTGCTCTTGACCTCCTGCCCGTAGGTCGCCCGGTAGGGGCGGCCCAGCCGCAGGTTCATGAAGGGCTGCACCAAGCTGGCCGGATCGGCCTGCGCCTCCAACCATTCCTGGACGATCACCGGCCAGGCGGCGTTGGGATTGAGCGACATGCCGGTCCACAGATGCATGCCGACATGGCCCGGCACCTTCGCCTTGGCGGTCGGGCGCCACTCGCCGTTGGCGTCCATCCACGCCTTGTGCCGCTCTTCGATGATGCAGCCGCAGGTGCCGACGTACCACACCTTGTCCAGGGTGCCCTCGGCGTCCAGGCTCCACTTCAGCCCGTGCGGCACGTCCGGCCCGCCCCAGTCCAGATACTGCCAGCCGTCGAACTGGCCGGCGGCATCGGAGCATTGTGGGCACGGCACGAAGTAGCGCCGCTGATCCGATGCCAGCCACAGCTTCCACACCCGGCTGGTTTCGAACAGCAGCGGGGTGGAGCCGCGCACCATCGAGCGGTTCCAGAAGGTTTCGCCGCGCGTCCAGAACAGCTTCAGCTTGTCGCCCTGGGTTTTCGCCCCGGGCGTCCAGCCGTCGCCGTCGATTTCGTCGGCGAACAGGAAGCGGGCCGAGTAGCGGCGGAAGGCATCGTCCGACGCGGCGCCGACCACCCGCACGCTGGCGCCGTTGCTCAGCTGGTAGAAGGCGGCGTTGTCCTGCTTCTCCCCCTTCTTCACCGGCCGCATCAGCGGTTTCAGCGCCGGCGTGTCGCGCAGCATCGGGGCGATTTCACCGCTTCCAAAGTCTTCCGCGTCCGGCACGGTGGGTTGGGCGATGGCGCACAGCGTCGGGTCCTGGTGCAGGTGGTAACCCACCGCCAGCGTGGCGCAGCGCGTGTAGCCGACGCGGGCCGCCTTCAGTACGGTCAGCAGCGGCACCGCCGGATCGCACATGGCGTCCACCAGCCCGCGCTGGTAGCCGTAGAGCGTCACCTTGCCGTGCTCGGCCCCGGTGCCCTTCGGGATCCAGCCGAAGCGCTCGGCCCACACGGAGCCGCTCATGCGCTCCTGGAACTTCAGGCTGCCCTCGAACAGGGCCAGCAGCGCCCGGCGCAGCTCGCCCCGCCCGGTCCGGTAATCGCCGTGACGATGGGCGCTGACCCGCGCCGCCGCCTCAAGCCCGCGGTTCATCGCCCACCGCAGTACCCCAGCCCTTGACCAGCTCGTCGCGGGCGGCGTCGAAGGCCCGATTGATTTCCGTCTCGGCCAAGGCCTGGATTTCCGGCGCCCCGGTCATCGCCGCGGCGCGGCCGGCGATCTTGGCCACCGCATTGGACAGGCCGGTCCGCAGGCTGATGCAGAAGCCGGCGACGTCGGCCGCGGCCTCATGGCGGTTCACCACCTCGTTCAGCGCCTCGTCGGCCTTGATCTCGGCCACCACCGCATCGGCCACCGCCTTGCGGCGCTTGGCCTCGTCGGCGGTGATGACGCCGATCTCGCCCTCATAGCCGGCGGCGACGTCGGCCACCGCACGGTCCACCAGCCAGCGGTGGACATCGGCCGTCGCGAAGGCCCATTCCCGGCCCTTGGCCCCCTTCTCCGCGAAGGGGCAGCCGTCGCGCACCCACGCGTCGACGGTGGGCAGGCTGACGCCGAACAGGTCGGCCAGCTCCGCCCGGTTCACCCGTTGGCCCGGTTTGGACATAAACAAAAACCTCGATTCAAAAATTTCTCAGAGGGTGGACCGGTGCGGCCCGAATTACCCTCGCTGGGGGGTGTCCCCGGAAGGACCCGCAACCGCCGGCTGGCCCATCACCGCCGGGCGGCGAAGCGGGCGTTGACCATCCGCACCGCCTCCTCCAGCCGCCGGCCGATGTTGGCCCGCACCGCCCGCTCGACGATGTCGTGGAAGCGGAAGCGCGGGCGGTAGCTCGGCGCTCGGACGAAGATCACCACCGGCCGGGCGTCGGCGCCGTCGCGCTGGTAGATGCCCGGCGGCAGCCCGCCGGCGTTGCCGGGCAAGGCGGCGAAGTAGCCGTTGCGCCGCCGCTTCTTCCGGCTGCGGGCGCTGTCGCTCCGGTTGGCCGTGTATCCCTGTTCCCCGAAGGCCCTGGTCTGCGACAGGATGCGCACCACCTCCGACCGCCGCATGTTGCCGTAGGCGTCCAGCTTGGCTTCCTCGCCCGGCACCGCGAACATGCCGGCCGGCAGCAGGCCGGCAGCCCGTAGCTGGCGCTCCATCCGCTTGTCCCGGCGTGGTCCGCCCTCGACATTCGGCAGCAGGTAGCGCGCCGCCGGCGTGCCCTTGCCCCAGTCGTCCTTGAAGCCCACCCAGGCCACCGGGTCCGCCTTAGTGGCGGGCCGGACGAAGGTGGACTTGATCGTGTAGGGTGTTGGCCGGTCGAAGGTCTCCGGCAGCGCCCGCTGCACCGCCAGCTTGGCGTCCTGCGCCGTCTTGGTCAGCGCCATCGGCAGCGCGTAGCGGGCGAGCTGGTCGCCGTACCGGCGGATGGCCGCCTTCACCTGATCGGCAGAGGCCTGGATCCGTGCGTCGGCCATCTTCTTCCTGTCCCTGATGTGACGGGCATCACTGCTGGCCGACCGCCTGTGGATGACACTGGCAACTCGAAATCGCACTGAAATTGCCTGCCATTCGACAGGCTCAGGACCAACAGGATCCGGATGCCACAAAAGCCCCAGCCCCTGGCAATTTGCCTGGAGTGCGGAACGCCCTACCTCGCATTGGAGGCGATCACGCACGGGTGCACAACGCAGACTCCAGCCGGCCGATGTAGCGGCGAGGTCGCCGCCAGATGGCGCAACGAAGACTGGACCGTCTGCCCATCCTGCAGCGGCGCCGGCTGTACGGAATGCCGCAGCCTCGGCTGGCTGCCCGTACCGCGCTGATAGGCACCCCGCTCCTATCGTTTCGGGTCGGCACCGCCGTCAAAGTGTTCACGCGTGAACACTTTGGATGGCCGACGGAGGCGGTCCCGGACGTCGAGCGCCAGCAGCACCATCCGCCCGACCACCAGAGCCACCGTGCCCCAGAAGGCCAGCTCCTGCGCCGGCCCGTGCAGGGCATCGAGCCACCAGCCCATGGTGCCGCCAATCGTGACGATGACGCCGTCGGTGGCGGTGCGGGTGGTGAGGCCGTGCATCACGTCCTCCAGCTGCATGGTCATGCCGCCAGCTCCTCGGTCAGGTTGGCCAGCCGCTGCCATCCGGCCTCGAAATAGCGCCGGTCGCGCTCGATGCCGATGAAGCGCCGGCCTGTGGTCAGCGCGGCATGGCCAGCCGACGCGCTGCCGAAGAACGGGTCGAGCACCGTCTCACCCGACGGGCAGACAGTGCCGATCAGCTCGGCCAGCAGCCCGACCGGCTTCTCCGTCGGGTGGGCGCCGAACCGCACCGGCGCATGGCGCAGCACGTTGGCGACGTTCCGGCGCAGCGGCTCGCTGCCCTTGCCCTTGGTGAAGTGGTGGATCAGCTCGTGTTGGTGACGGAAGTGCGTCCCCATGCCGAAATAGGTCTTGTCCCACACCAGAAGTCCCACCCGCTTCAGGTCGGCGCTTTCCATGGCGTCGGCCGCATGGCCGGACAGGAACAGCGAGGCCTCGCCGCCGTCGATGGCATCGGCCAGATGATCGCCCATGCGCCAGTCGATGAAGGCCAGCACATGGCCGCCCGGCTTCAGCAGCCGCTGCCATTCCATGGCGCAGGCGCGCAGCAGGTGGAGAAAGCCGCGCGTGCTCAGACTGTCGGAGCCGAACCACCGATCACCGCCGCCGCCCTTGGTCGACCGTGTCATGGTCTTGCCATAGGCAGTGCGGCCAGCCTCGCGGGTGGCGCCGCTGGAATAGGGAACGTCGGTCAGCACTAGGCTGATCGAGCTGTCGGGAAGCTCCCGCATCCGCTCGATGCAGTCGCCCAGCATCAGCGTCGCGGCGCCGATCGTCACGGAATGGGACATGATTTCCTTCGGGCGTGTTCAAGAGAGAGTAGGCGCTTGGGGCGCCCGGGCTTCCCTTTTGACGGGGGGGTGAATGCCCACGCTTCAACGTTTAGGGCATACGATACGTTTAGTTGCACCGTGCAGCAGCGCCGTCCACATTGAGGGTATGGAACCACTTCCCCTCTCAGCCGGCTTGTCCGCGCCTATGACCCAACTTAGCCATATGTTGGAACGTCGGGCGAAGATGATGCTCGCTTCGCAAGAGCGCCTGAAGGCAGCCACTCAGTGCATTGAGTCCACCGAACGTTTGCTTAACAGCGTGAACGATCGCAGGCCTGAGAAGCGGAACGAGAAGCCTTAAACCTCTGATTTTCCGCCTTTTTTGAAGCAAGCTTGCGATAATGCTGATTTTCGCAAGCTCGGTTTCAGGCCGTTCCGACCGTCAGCGGCTTGACGAAGAAGGCATCCTCGCCTCCCTCGATGGACACACCGTCGATGGTCACCGCCACCTTCGGCTCCGCCAGCAGCGCCGCCCGGTCGACCTCGCTCTTGGTGCGGATAAAGCGCCGCAGCTTGCGGTCCTCCTCCAGCCGCTTCAGCAGCGCGTCGACATCCGCCACCACCAGCTTGGCCGTCGTCTTCTTCACGCCCATGGTGCCGGTGGACAGCGCCACCGACTTCTTGCCGCCGGTCAGCAGGCTGGCCCGGTTGGCGTCGAAGTAGCCGCGCAGCAGCTCGGTGTCGGCGGAGATGGCCGTACGCAGCGGCGCCGCCGCGGTCTCATAGGCGAGGTTCGCCTGGGCGACGGCCACGTCCAGCGAGGCTTTCAGCCGGCCCAGCTGCACCTGCGCGGCGCCGATCCGGCCGACAACGGCCGCGGCCTGGTCCTGGGTGCGCACCCTGCGCACCGGAGCGGCGATGGTCTCGCCCATGTCAATCCTCCGCAATGAGCGCCGCCATCTGGCCAGCCAGATCGGCGCGGTTGTCGTCGTAGATCTGCAGGGTCTGGACATTGCGGTGCCGGCTGAAGCGCTGCACCGCCCGGATGTTGCCGTTGCTGGCGTCCAGCGCCGCGGTGATGGCCGAGTGCCGCAGCCCATGCGGCCGGGTGGCGATTCCCACCCCGGCACCCAGTTCGCGGACGATCTGGTAGACGGCGGCGCCGGTCAGGCGCCCTGTGCCTCGGCCGGCGGCATCGAGGCGATGGAACAGCGGCCCGGGGGCCTTCCCCCGCACCGCGATCCATGCCTCAAGCGCCGTCCTGGTGGCGGCCGGCAGCGTGACCTGCTCGCGCTGGGTCCGCCCCTTGCCCAGCACCGCGACGGCGCCGCGCCGGCTCTCGTAGTGCTCCAGATCCAGCGACACCACCTCACCGCGGCGCAGGGCCACGTCATGCAGCAGCCGGACGATCGCCGTATCACGCAGCCCCTTGGCGTCGGTCCGCTCCCTGGCCTGAGCCACCATCGCCCGCACGCCATCCCGCCCCGGCCCCCGCGTGTCGCGGTAGGTCACGGAGTCGACGTTCTCCGCGTCCAGCGTCCAGCTGACCAGGCCCAGCGTGTTGCCCAGCTTGACCACCGAGCGCAGCGCCGCCAGCCGGCGGTTCACGGTGGCGGGCTGGAGCTGCCGCCGCACCATGTCGGTGCGGTAGCCCAGCGCCAGGGCGTTGGCCTGCCCATGCTCCACCGCCAGCAGCATCCGCACCGCCTGTTCGGCGGTGGCGGCGAAGGCGGCGAGCCCATCCTGCCGGGCCACGAAGGTCCGGAAATCCTCATGATCGCGCCGGTAGGCCCGCACCGTGTTGGCCGAGCGCCCGGCATAGAAGGCGTCCAGCAGGTGCTCCTGGATGCGGTCCAGCCGCAGCGCCGGGGCGTGGCGGGCGTCGCTGACGTCCTGTCCGGCCGGATCGCCCGGAAGGACGGGAAGGCTCATCCGTCGATGGCGTCGCGCAGCTCGGCCACGGTCATGTCCTCCGGCAGCTCGCGCAGCATCGCCGCGACCTGCTGGCCGAAGAACGCAACCGCCCCATCCGACGGGCACACCGCCGCCGGCTCGTTGCCACGGGAGAGGCCGGCGCCGGCGGCGACCGCCTCGCGGATCAGCTCGTCCATCCTGCTGTCCTGTCAGGAAAGCCACGCGACCACCCGCGCATCGGCCACTCGGCCGGCGGCGTGATCGCGCAGCATGTCAAAGAGAGGCGCGCAATCCTCCACCAGCTCGATCAGCCAGGGTGCCCGGATCCAGCCCTGCCGCGTCTGGATCTCGATCGCCTCGATGTCGGCGCGGAAGGGTCCGCCCTGGTAGGTGATGCGCGCGGCGAAGTGACGATCCACCGGGCCGAGCTGAAGGCACAGCACGCCGTCCCATTCGGTCCGCATGGCCAGCCCCCGGACAGCGGAAGGCCCGCCGCGGCAGCTGCCGGGCGGGCCTTCCTTCACACGCAATTCGTCCCGCTCACCCTGTCAAGGAATTGACCTTTCGTCAAGGATTATATTCCCATGGAGCAGCCGGCGCGCTGATACCGGTGAGCACATGATCGCGCAGGCCCCAGCCGCCGATCCGCTCCAGCAGCTCCGTCATGCCGGCATGCCAGCCGGCATAGTCGGTGTTGGCCTCCACGATCTCGGCATCGCTGTGGGCGGGCTCCAGCGGGCACCATTTCACCTGCACCTGCCGGCGACCGTCGCCGAAGGTGCGGAAGTGGAAGCCGCGCTCTTCCTCGACGATCCGGCGCTGCCCGCGGGCGTCGAAGAGCGACTGGCCGCGCAGCACATAGCGCTTGGCCAGTTCCGAGCGGGTCGGCACAAACTCCCACCGCTCGGCCGTGACATGCCGGTACCGGCCGCGCGCCTCGCTCGGCCGCTTCACCGCCACCATGGCCGGCACCAGCGGCAGCCAATCCGGCCGGGTGCCGGATCGCCCATGGAAGCGGACGAGGCGGCGCTGCCACGGGTCGAGCCATCCCACCGCGTTGGCGACCGCCTCGGCATCGGGATGAACCGTCACGGCGATGCCGCGCACCGGTCCGCCGCCGTCCACCCGGTCGCCGACCTCATGACGGCGCAGCAGCTCGGCCACACCGTCGCCGCTCACGCCCTGCGGTTCCCATCCATGGTCGTTCGCCGCGGCCTCGATGTCGAACAGACCGGACTGGACGCGGTCGGCCTGCTGATCGCGCAGAGCCCAGGTCACTAGGGTTTCAAGGTCGAGGTGCCGGCGGGTGTCGCAGCGGGCGAAAGCTAAGGCCACGATGCCCCCGTTCAGGCTGCAGCCGGTACGGCCACCGGCTTGCACAACGCGCCGGGGAACAACATGCCGATGCCCACCACCAGGGTATCCAGCGCCTCCATGGAGATCTGTCCCGGATCGATGCGGCCGGTGTGCTGCAGGTAACGCGCTTTGGCAAAGAGATCCTGCGGAGTCAAGATCTCGCCCTTGACCAGAACCTCCTCCAGGCTTCCACGCAAGACCTCGATGTGGTCGGCATCGCTGGCGCCCAACGCTTCGTAGGCCAGGAAGACGGGCATCAGCGTTGAAGGGATGGCGGGCATGGGGCAACCTCCGTCGGCCACCCGGCGGAACACACCCGCCAGGGCTCTAGGACTGTTTGCCCAAAATGATTACCAATTCCTTGCAACTAACCCGTAATCGGAACTTTCCTTTCATCCGATGGGTTTTATTCCGTCGTTCGCCCATTCCCCGTCCCCCCCCACTCCTCCACACCACTGTGGCGGTGACCAATTCCGGGCTTCATCTCCGGTCATTCAACCGCAAGCGCGTGCGCGACCAGTTCGGGCTCCTTCTCGATCATGCGCAGATAGGACTCCACAGCGGCATCGGGAGCCCGACGGCCCTGTTTCCATTCCTGAAGGGTGCGCAGAGGAATGCCGAAGCGCTCGGCAAACACTTCCTGCGAGAACCCGGTCGAGCGGCGAACCCGCTTCGCCAGAGGCGGGCACTTCATGGCGGCAAGCTGGTCGTCGATGAAGGGAGCGTCATCGGTCATGGCTGACACCATCGGGTTGGCTGTTGACTTGGAAGCACCGCAGCGTCTCGCATCACCTTCAGCGTGGTTTGAGGTGCCGGTTCAGCGCCAGCCCGAACCGCTGCATCCCCACGACGAACTCCAACGTTGTCCAGTCGAAGGTCGTCCCCGGCGCATGGGCGATGGCGTGCCAGTTTGGTGAAAGCGCCATCATGTTCGAGGGATCGTCGGCGCCGCCATCGCACAGGAAATCGATGTGGTGGACCTGGGTCAGATCACCAGCGGCCCCATCGAGGATGGGTTCGCCGCTGATCTGGCAAACACCGCCGTAGAGCTGCCGGATGCGCGCAACGTGCCCGACGTTGCGGGCAAACGTTTCCCCGTGCAGTTCCCGGCGGCTGGCTGGCCCTGGTTCCTTGTAGGGCAATGGCGCGACGGGAGTGCCTTCCGCATAACTCAGCAAACGGTTGCCCTTGGGAACGTACCGGTAAGGGCCCGTCAGATTTGGCAACTCCAATTCCCCCAACGTGAGAGGCGGTGTGAAGACCGTGAAGTCCGACAGGGTGACGTTCCCAATTCCGGTGTCCAGCGTCGCCCCACCCTTCCGAGCCGCGCTGATCCCTGCAAGGAGTGTCTCCTGAGTTGGAGCCCCTGACGCGCTGCCGAACTTGGTCCAGAGTCGGGCCGGGGTCGTGCTCTCATGCTCGACGAAACGTCCGTACCCAACAATGAAAGGCGCACCCCGCTGCTTGAAAAACCAAGGAACGCCAACGCTGATCTCTGTCGGCACCGTGTAGGTCGGGCGCCAGAATGCGACCCTGGCCGGACGGTTGACGAGCGAAGCCAAGTGCGAAAACCATTCAGGGTCCGTTGACGCGTAAACATCAGGCATAAAAAGCGATCCGCGATTGGCAGCACACAACCGCCACCTTATCCGGTCACCCGTAGCACCTCAATCCCGCCCGTTGCCTTTTGCTCAAGCTGCAACCGAGTCTGGCTCCTGATAACGTCGCGTCATTTGATGAAACACCCACCCTTCGACCGGGGCACCACCCGCTCGCCCCCGTCAGCTTTGCCACCATACCGTTCAGTTCTTGGCGATTGATGCGGTAGAGGGTTGAGCGGAGCATCAGGATGAAGGCGGCTTCGGTGTCCGTCATCTGGAAGGGGCTTTTCGTGACGCCGCCCAGGCCGGACTATTCCCCTTGCGGGTGTTCTATTCATCCGTCCCCCGGCATAGGGGCACGCTCCGGACAGAGTGCGGGCATAAAAATAGCCGCATCGCAAAAACGCGCGGGCGGCCTACCGCCAAGTCATAGAGTTATCAGGCTCCGAGGCGGAGGATGGCTCGAGCCGTGGTGGGCGTCAAGAGGCGAGCATGAGTTGACTTACACACCCTCTCAGCAGTTTTTGTCCGACTTCTGGATTATTTTGATGATTTTGTTCCATAGTAAAAGCCAGTAGCAGCGGAGACCAAGGTCACAATTGGACCAAGAATAACTGCAAATTCCTTAAGCTCACTAACGGTCATCTTTTTGCAATAAAGGAGAAAAAATATGGCAACAATAACAAATGCCAAGATCCCGATAAGAGAATACGCTATCCCTTTACGAGCCGCATCCTCATGAATAGTAGAATTATAAGGTTTCTCAAGCGGTTCCTGAACTCGATTTATATTCTCTGATGTGTAATCAAGATCACCTGATTCATCGGGATCGTCACTTCGATTTGACGCTGTTTTCTTAGTGGGTTTAGCAGGATCTATCCGACGTGTTCCAACATGCTTCTCAATGAGAGACGGTTCTTCAGACGGAAGCTTGCCCCCGCTAAGAGGTGGCCTCTCTTTGACATCTTCTGAAGCTCCTTCTAGAAGGGGCCCTTGGGTTTGGGGGTTCTCAGAAGGAGCTTCAGAAGCCTTAGGAGTAGTTTCTGGCGTTACTGATGAAGTAGGCTTCTTGTCGGCGGGAGTATCTGCATTAGCGTCATGAGCACCATTGCCGTCAGCAGAATTTTTTTGGTCTTTATCCGACACAATTCTTCTCACTTAGAAAAGTTATTTCCGTTTCTTATCTACGCCAAATCTCTCGAAGCTCGTTATCATCACTCTGAACTAGAATTTTTTTCCCTGAATTTTCGTTTTCAACAAAAAATTTCTCAGATCTTATGGACCTCCTTAGAACATCTGTAAATGACAAATTTTCCTGCTTAGCAACACGCTGCAAGAATTGAACTTCGTTTTTTGGAAGATTGACCGTAACCTTCTTCACTTCTTCCTTTTGCTCCGATTTCCTATCGTCTTCCGAGTTCATAGCAGTCTCCAACGCTAAGATAGACGAACCATATATAGTATGGTAAAATCCCGTATGTCAATCCATCCCATCTGTAATAGGTCAATGTACACCGACCGTATGGGCACATTATGGCGTGTCGTCAGTTGAGCCATATGAGAGCCGACACGAGGTAAATGGCCGCCAGAAAGTTGCTTGCAAGCTTGTCGTAGCGAGTGGCAATGGCTCGGAAGCCCTTGAGTTTGTCGAAGAATCGTTCGACGAGATTACGTTCGCGGTACAAGGCGAAGTCCGAGACCTGACCGGCGGTCAGAGAGATCACCACCGTGTTGCCCAAAGCGTCCATGACGGCATGTATCTTGGTCGTTACCCTGCCACGGGACCGCCCGATGGTATGGTTGGCCCCCCTTTTTTGTGCGCCCCAGCGCTGTGCTGATGGGCTCGGACGACGGTGGCGTCGAGCATCATGTATTCGTTGTCGCTGTCCTCGGCCAGAACCTGAAGAGGCGTTCGAAAACTCCACTTTTGCACCAACGGTGGTAGCGGCGGTAAGTGTTCTTCTAGTCCCCGAAGCAGGCGGGGAGATCGCGCCACGGAATGTCGGAACCGTAGCGGTACAGGACCGCGTCTACGAATCGGTTGTCCTTTGCCGTCCCGCCGACATGCCCACGGCGCCCTGGCAGAAAATCCTGGTCCGCTCCCACTGGTCGTCGCGCAAAGCATAGCGCCGCATTGGTGGGCCCTCCCGTCAGCAGACCCTCTATGAATCACCCAGTCTGCCTGCTGGGAAGTCCCTAACTGACGACACACCCTAATGGCTTTATGTAAAATATTAACTATCATTTACGCTTGGATATTAGCACAGAAAATTTTCAAGACCCGCCCAAGACACTGTTGGCATCAACCGCTCCGGCGCATCGAGGAAAAGCCAACCGCCCGGCTGGTGATGATGGTAATCGGCAGCGATCAAGTCGGTCAGAACCTTGTCCAGTTTGGCACCGGGGATGGTCTCCCACGCCGGGTGTCGGGCTGATATCAGATACAATGCAGGCGGCTGTGACGACGGGCGCAATGTCGCGCAGATCGCACAAGACGGTGAGCCACGGTTCGCCGGTTAGCACCTCGGCCAGCAGCGGCTTCAGCGGACTGCGGCGGGTGGCTAAAACGGGGTCGGTGTGTAGCGACATCAGCGGCCCCCCATCAGCTTGGCGTTGTGCAGGTCGACCACGTACTGGACGAGGGTCGCCGTTGCGTCGTCATCCTTCAGGCCCGTGAGCGCTACCCGCTTCATGTGTTCCATGTGGGCCAAAATCGAGCATCGATCATCGGGATCCACGGACCACGGGCGGGCGGTGGCCCCCTTCAGGGAGGAGACCTTCTCGACGGCCGGCGCCGACGACGCGGGCGTGTCCACGGGAATGGCCTCCACGTCGATGACCGTCGGCGCCGGCAGCGCGGGTGGCTGGGCGGATGCCGACCTTGCTGCCTCGATCACCGTCCAGACTTCCACCAGAGCGTCCGCCGCCACCTCTTCATCCTCCTCCGCCTTGGCCGGGCTGGCGAACAGCGCGAACAGCCCCGGCGCCTTCACCTCCGGCGCGGCCGGCTTGGGCGGCTTCAGCACCGCAACCTCGGCCCGCGTCACCTCGGGCCGAATCACGCCCTGCTCAAGCGCCTGCTTGCGCGTCGCGTCGGGCAGGGTGGCGATGGCATAGAGCGTGGACATCGCCTCCGGCAGCTGGTCCAACGGCACCTTTTCGGTGTCCACGAAGGCGGCGATCTCGCGCAGCTTGCGGGCGGTCGAGGTGCTGAACGGAAGGTCGTTCGTCACCATCGCCTCGTATTCGCCGTGCGGCAGGGCCTCCTTGGCCTCGTTCAGGCGGCGGCCCACCGCCACGGTGGCCTCCAACGCGTTGGTCCACTCCCGGCGGATGTCGGCGGCGAACTCGGCACGGGTGGTCAGGGTGCGCGGCTTGGCCAGCATGGACAGGCGGGCATTCCCCAGGCTGCGGGCAGTCGGTGCCATCGTCAGACTCCCATCTCGACGGACAGATAGGCCCACAGGTCGCGGAACAATGGGCCGGTGCGGGTGCCGGGGATCTCGGCCGTACCCAGGCCAGCCATGAAGCTGCGCGGCACTTCCTGAAGCAGCGGGATCTCCACCGGCGCCGGCGTGCCCATACCGGAGATGATGGCCCGCGCGTCGGCCGTCTCCCGCAAGCGTGGCTGGATCTGGCTCAACAGCAACCGCATCGGCCGGCGCCGGCTCTGCAGATAGGGCAGCATGGCCTGCATGCTGACCAGATCCTCCGGTCCCGGCCGCACCGGCACCAGCACCAGGTCGGCCGCGTCGAACAGCAGCGCCGTCGATTCGGGGAAGAACTCCACCGCGGTCGGCGTGTCGATCACCAGCAGGTCGAGGTCCTGCGGCGTCGGCCGCTCCACCTCGCCCAGCACACGCTGCTCGCCAGCGATCGGCGCCACGTCGGCCGGGCGCAGGCTGTGCCAGTGCGTCAGGCTGCCCTGCGGATCGGTGTCCAGCGTCCCCACCCGCAGCCCGGCCGTCGCGGCGGCCACCGCCAGATTGCGGACGGTTGCCGTCTTCGGCCCGCCGCCCTTCCCCTGCACCACCAGAATCGTCTTCATGTTCCAGCCCCCAAAGTGTTCACGCGTGAACACTTTCCCGTTTCCCCACGCCGCCGATCCGCGCTGTCGGCGGACCAGCGACACCCGATTCGTTGCCGCCGCTTCAGCGGTCGGCCTTGCCCTGTTCCCGCCGCTGGTGGGCGTGGAAGAGGCGCATCAACTCCGCCGTGGTCAGAAGCTTGCCATCGACCAGATGCAGCGCGCCGTTCCGGTAGACCCGCAGCCCGGCGGCGCGCAGCACCTCGACGGCGCGGTACACGCCTGGCTCCTCCGGCTGGACCTGAACCGGCCGGCGTCGCGCCGTGCGCGGCGGCACGCCCAGATCCAGGGGAAGTTGCTGGCCGGCCCGGCTCATGGCCGCGCGTCCCGCCGCAGCGCGCCGCTGTTTCCTGTGCCTCTTCCGACCGAGCCGCCCATCCCTGCCCCTCCCCCATCAAGCGCGAGCTGCTGCACCATGCCGCCGTTTCTCAGGCAGCCACGGTGCCCGCCCCGTCGCCTTGAAGCTGTTGCTGAAGCGCCTGGATCAGCGTCGGCACAATCGACGGCAGCACGTCGCGCACGGCCTGTTGGGCGGCCAACTGGACCGCCTGCGCCAGATCCGGCGGCAGCCCACCAGCCGGCGCCACGTCGCCCGCTCCGTCTGCCCGGTCGAGCGCCCAGCCCAGCCACTTCTCCAGTTCCTCCGGCGTCGGCCGGTAGCCGTCACGCAGCCGCTCTTTCTGCGCGTCCTCCAGCCACTCCACCGCCAGGGCTGCGCGCTGGGCGTCCCCCAGAATCTCAGCCGCCCTCTGCACGATTCTCGGATGCCAGCCACGATTCCGCTCCGCCCCCGGATAGCCCTGGGAGTCTTCCGCCGCAGAACGTCCGCCGGAAATCGGAAGGGGGAGGTGACGCTGGCGGCGGTCAGGATTCTGGCCTGCCGCAGTTTTCGACGCCCGCGCGCCTCTATTTCTATTATTTAGATCTATTTCGGGCGGCAGAGCTGCGCCGCAGTTTCCGGCTGAATTGCCGCAGTTTGTGGACGCCAGCGCCGCAGTTTCTCCGTCGCCGTCCGAAAACGCGCCGCTGTTTTGGCCGGATAGTGCGGCACCCGCACCGCTGTTCTCCGCACCGCCGCCGATCATGCCGCTGTTTGCACCCGGAACTGCGGCGGCCATGCCGCTGTTTCGGCCACCCGCTCCCGCCCCCTGCCACCCGTCCGCCGCAGTATCGCCGCCGAACCGGGCAGCAACTGCGGCATAGGTGCCGCCGTTTGCCACGGCGAACAGGTCATCGGGCAGGCCGTAGGCTTCTGCGATGCCGCAGTTTTCCAGCTGGACGGCGGTCGCCCCCAGCCAGTGTTTGCTGAAGCGGTAGCGGGTGGAGCGGGCTCGCCCGCCGCCCTTTCGGTCCACCTCGATGATGCCGGCGCCCAGCAGCCAGGACAGGCCGCGCTGAACGGTGCGGCGGTCGCACCGCATGGCCCGCGCCAGCTTGTCGGCACCGATCCACGCCACCAGCTCGCCGCAGCGGACGAAGATCGACTCGTCGCTGCGCCTGACCAGCAGCAGCGCCAGCACCCGACGCTTGTCGGTCAGGCCGGGCGCCAAGCCCAACGCGTCCTGGAACAGCTCGCGCAGCAGGTAGAAGGGGGAACGCTTGTCCGCCTGGATCATGCTGCCCCCGCTGTGAGAGGGGATGCGAGCTGCCGCAGGATTCGACCGCAGCGGGGGGAGCATAACAGCGGCAGCGGCACAGCGCGGTCGAAGCGGATCGGTGCGGCGGCGCTCATGGTCGCAAACCCATACTTCCGTGCGCCATTCCGGCCTATCTGGCTGACTTCCATGAACGGCATGACGCACCTAATTTTCGTTGGTCGAAGACAGCAATGGGCTCGCGTGGCAACTGCCGCGCAGAGCGCAACCTGGTTGACATCAGCGGTAGACTCCGGGGCGGTCGCAGCCACGACCGCTCCATCCGCCGGCGGGCCTCGCGCGGCGCCATAGCGCCGGCCGGCACAATAGAGCTGCACCGCCGCCGCGGCACAGCTCCCGGTGATGCAGATGGATCTCGGATCTTTTCGCAGGCGGAACGGTCGCCCGCGGGCGGTCATTCACGCCCTCGTGTGGCAGCGCCAGCGGTAGCTGTCCGCAGCGATGCCAGAGTGTGCAAACGCGCCGTCCCACGGCGCAGCAGCGCCGCCAGTTCGACCGCTTCCCTTTCGTCCAGCTCGGCCAGCGAACGCGCGTTGCAGAGCGTCCGCACCACCTTGTCGACGGTCGCCCATTTCACCGCTGCGGCAGCTTCGAAAGCCGGCCAAGCATCGAGCACGGCACGCTGGGCAGGTGTCAGATGGGATCGATCACGCTTGGTCATCACGCCTCCCCCGATAAGAGGGAGCGGCAGGCGCCGACTGGGAATAGCGTCGGCCACGATCACATCCGCGCGATTTACAAGAGAAGGTCGGTTGCAAAAAATCGAAGGCGGACCGCTCCATATCGACTAACCGATCCACCATTGCTACTATGACGCTGTAATTACAACTGATGGAGCAATTGAAATGTCGTTTGCTGAAGGCTACCAGCGGCGCCTCGAAGCTACCCGTCACCTCGAAATCGTCGCCGCTCATTTGACAGCGGCGTACTTGCCGAGTGTCACGGTGCTCACCACCGCAGGGGTGGTAGCAATCTACCGCGATATGCTGGCCGAGCTGAAAGCTAAGCCCCAGTCCGATACTGAGGCCGAGACCACAGAATAATTTCCTTCCAATTCGAACATTGGCATGGGGAGCGCCAAAGTTATGACGCTCCCCCACCTGGGCTATACAGTGAGTGTTAATTGCCTTATCTCTGTCCAATTCGGGCAATGACTGGGCGCTCGAGAGCGTTCGCACCACCTTGTTGACGGTCGCCCACTTCACCGCTGCGGCTACCTCGAAGGCGGGCCACGCATTGAGCACGGCGCACTGGGCAGGCGTCAGATGGGATCGATCAAGCCCGGCCATCACACCTTCCCCGATAAGAGGGAGCGGCCGGCACCGGCTGGACATGGCGCCGGCCGCGTTCGCATCCCGGCCACGGACAAGGGAATGCCGGGAGCGAATCTCCTAACAAGCAGTGAGGCGGCAGGGAGGCCCCTGATTGACCTGCGGTCCTGGCCTCTACCTAATCCGTCACGCGACGGACAGGCATCCGAACATGAGGTTGCCAGTTGCCGCATCGCGTAAAGCGAGCGATGCTTCCTGTATTGGCAACCCATGGTCATTAACATGCAGATACTCTCCGCAATCAGCTTTGCAGAACCGTTTGGCGCGGCGCCCTGGCTTCCTGTGGAAAGTCGCCACGAGAAAGGTCTGAGAGCTTCTGCAAGGTTACACCGCGCAGCTTGTGCTTCCGTGCGGAAGCAATAACCACCGGCCAATGCTTGGAAGGGATCGAGTCTCGACGATGCCATTGCTTCACGACTCCGTAATCGACCCCACAGTCGTCGGCGAGGGCAGCGCGGCTAGGCCAGCGTTCTATGAGTTCCTTGAAGCTCATTGGGGTAAGGTACGTTTCGTACCGTACTGCGTCAAGACGAAACGTACCTTGCCCTTTGGTACGCTTTGTCCCATGAGAAAGCCGGACAAATCAGCTGCACCATACGAACGCTTGCAGTGGGCGCGAGCCAATGCAGGCTTTGGAACCCCACGCGATGCGGCGGAACGGTTTGGCTGGAATTACAATACATACAAGAGCCATGAAAACGGTGCTCGCGGGCTTAAACAAAAGTCCGCCGAGCGGTATGCGCACGCGTTTAAAATATCGCTTAGCTGGCTTCTTACTGGTGAAGGGTCTGAAGCACAGACTCTCACCACTGATGAAATTGCTCTTCTCGAAAAATATCGGAGGTTGGATCAGGCCGGCAAAAACGCCACCCAGGTCTTAACCGATGCGCTTGCTAAACAGGAAACGCCCACGGAAAAATTAGCGCTCTGATGTGGCAGTGAATGCGCCTGGACCGTTGACCCGTTCTCATAGGGTACGTTTTGTGTTGAGTTGAAAAGGTACGTGATGTACCGTATTCGCAACATGAGGTGTCAAAAATCACGTTGAGTGCCTACCGAATCCATTCGATGGGCCTTCAAGCAGCGTGATCGAGCGAAAAACAAAGGAAAGGGCAATGAGCAACCAAATTCGGGTTCCATTGCAGCGTCGTGCCGGGGCGCAGAACGTATCCATGGACCGATCCTTCGCGCCGTCGCACTCCGAAAAGCTGGAGAGCACGCTGCGGCACATGGCTCCGGCGCTGCCCAAGAAGGGCGCAACGCCGTTGGTCACTTACAACGTGGTGGTCAACAACCGCTGGACAGCGCATCGGACATCCATGCGGCTCGATGTGACGTCGTGGCTGTTGCTGGATCACGTTGCGGAGGCAGAAGGCTACGCGAACCGCGATGTCCTGATCAGCGCCGTGCATGAGCGGTTCCACACCGACGATCTGCCGCTCACCTCTCTGGTCCGCCTTTTCCTCCAGACCTACACAGCGCCGAATGCCGTGCTGTCCTTCCTGAGCCAGGAACGCCGCGCCAATGGCTGCGGGTTCACAGCCAGCCGGGTGGAAAACTGAGATGACCGGCGCGGTAGATGAAACCGTTGCCCTGGTCGGTCTTGTCCAACGGCACTTCGAGGAAGCCGGCCGGGTCGAGTTGGAGGCAGGAAGCACCCGCCTCCAACTCCGCCGCATGCGCCTGCTATCCGCCGCGCGCTATCACCGCGACTACGCCGAACTGGCACGGAAGGAACTGCCGTGATCCTCACCCTCGAATCAACCGACTGGCAGGTGTGCCACGCGGCGCAGTTCGATACCCCGGCCGACGTCCGCCGGATCCAGTTCCGGCAGGGCGAGCGGCTGGTCATCCTCGCCGCGGGCGAGGTGCCGGTCGTCTGCGACATCCTCACCCCCGGCGTCTACAGCATGGACATCCCCACCCACTACCCGCGCGCCGTCTTCCCCGTGCTGGTGGTCGCCGTGCCCTCCCCCACCGCCTACCTGCTGGCGCATGGCGGACCGACGCGGACGCTGCCGGCCGTCCCGCTGGCCGACCCGCACACGGGAGGCTCGACGTGATCGTCGCCTATCGCCGGATGGAGGTGAGCCTTGGCCGCCCGAGTCTCTGACCTGGAAGGCTTGCCGTACTGGCCGCGCATGCTCAGCCGCGACCAGGCAGCGCGCTATGTCGGCGTGTCCCCCGGCCAGTTTGCCAAGGAAGTCGAGGAAGGCCGCTGGCCGGAGCCTGAACGCCGCGGCGGCGCAGGCAGGCGCACCGCCCGCCTGTTGTGGGACCGCCTGCTGCTGGATAGACGGCAGGACGAGCGCAGCGGGCTTGTGCAACACTCATCCACGACAGGCACGGCGGGCGCTGACGAATGGGCAAGGTGGAGTTGACGGTCCTGCGCATGAAGCGGGTGGCTGGGCGCTGGTATTGGCGCACCACCCCAGCCGTCAAGGCGCTGGGCTTCAGCGACGAAGCGCTGGGCGATGACACGGACAAGGCGATTGCCCGCGCTCGCGAGTTGAACGCAGAGGTCGAGGCCGAGCGGGTCCGCCGCTCCGGCCTCCAGCCCGCGATCCTCCCGAACAGCGTGGCCGACCTCATCGCGAAGTATCAGGCCTCGCCGCAGTACGCCAAGCTGGCGCCGAAGACGAAGCACGAATACCGGCTCCTGCTGAACCGGATCGAAAAGGTGGCCGGCAACAAGCTGGTGGCCAGCATCACCAGGGCGTGGCTGGTGACGGGCTATGAGGCGGTGCAGAAGAAGTCCGGCCTCGCCACCGCCAACGCGGTGATGCGGATCTGGCGGATCGTGCTGGGTCATGCCTGCGACCGCGGCATGATCGACGTGTCGCCGGCGGATGGGATGCGGCTGATCGGCACGCAGGCCCGGACGCAGCTGTGGACACCCGATCAGGTCGAGATCTTCTGCGCCGCCGCCATCGAGGCCGACCGGGAGTCACTGGCGCTCGCGGTTCGGCTGGCGCTCGACATCGGCCAGCGGCAGGGGGACATCCTGGCGCTGAAATGGTCGGACTATGACGGCACAGCCTTCAGCTTGGTGCAGGGGAAGACCAAGCACGCCCTGCGGGTGCCGGTGACGCCGGCCATGCAGGCGCTGCTGGGGAAGGTGAAGCGCGACGCCGTGCAGGTCATCGTCAGCGAGGCGACTGGCAGGCCGTACCAGAAATTCCACTTCGGCCACGAGTTCGCCCGGATCCGCGCGCTCGCCCAGCTGCCGGCGGAGTTGCAGTTCCGCGACCTGCGCCGCACCGCCGCCACCGAACTGGGCGCGGCCGGCGCCACTGATGACGAGATCCGCGCGGTGACGGGGCATCGGTCCCGCGGCGTGGTCGCCGTCTATGTTCGACCGGATGATCGCATGGCGGCGGCTGCGCAAAGCAAGCGGAGCAGTGTGCGTTCAGAGATAGGTAAATTCTCAAAAAAATAGACGCTTGAGCCCTTTTTTAGGCTCAAACGCCACAGCTCAAATTTTCCTATTCTTTAGTGGCGCAAAAGCTACGCCAGCTCCACGTCACCGCTTTCCAAAATGAGACCGATATTGAGGATCGACCAAATCCTCAGACTTTTCCTTAGTATCGAAGAAAAAACGGCGGCTAGCGTAGGGAGAAGCGGAGCCGCTTTTACCCCTTCTCGTTGGATAACCTTCTTCCGACACCTTCTTCATTTTTTCTTCCACCGACTTCCGGTCAATTTGAGGGTTTTTCTCCAGGATAGCTTCAATGTTGAGCTTTTCCATTGCACACCTTCCTAACGGACCGCAAGAGGTCGATATGCATCACGTGTATGGACAATCGAATTGTGCCGCATACGCGCTCCATGATCGACCAGTAGCTTATGATAACGGCGGATAGCAGCACTCAGTTCCGGAACTTGGCCAAAATCATCGATCTTTAGGTTTAGCTCTTTACGGAGCAATTCCATATTTATGCCAATTCCGTGTGAGTTCCATCGACGCACGTTGTTAAGTCTATCAGCTATTTCTTTTGACCGAGCCTTTTTCATATCTTCAGTCACTGGAGTCTTTTGGGTCTCTGTTTCGACCCAATCCTTGAATTTGTATTTTACAAGCCACTCCTCGAGCAAAGAACGAGAAAGATCTCTAGCTTGCTCATAAGAATAGAGCTGACCTTGATCAAAGGACAACAATATATCCATCTCAGGACTGGTAATCTTCCCATCATTTGCCTTAGCAAGCAAGTCTTCATACCGGATTAAATATCCCAATGCAGGGATAAGAGCCCCATCTGGACCTTCAATTTGGGGATCAATCGGACCCAAAACAGAATAATAGTCCATATGGATGGCATCACCTGCCATTGCGAGAATAGTCCCAGCCGACATTGCATAACTAGGAATCAGAAAATCAACAGTGGTGTAGTGATGCCTAACTGTGTCAGCGATACGCCTCGTTGTTTCCGCGAAACCTCCAGAGGTTTCTAGAATGAAGACAAGCTTTTTCTTCTTATTTTCTATTTCTTCTACGGCATCCCGAATTGCATCATCAACACCAAAAGCTATTGGCCCGACATAAGCTAGGCAATCAGCATCCATCAGATCCTCAATTTTTTGGATCCTTTCTGATAACTGCTCTTCAATAACCTGCTTAGTTCCAGTCGACTTTAAGGCCATCACCCCGGTTCCTTATTCTTATCCCATCGCGCTTTAGCCGCACGTGTAGCGATTTGTTTACGCTCCTCTGCTGTCAGCTTTTCTGCTCGTGCGGGCCCCCCTCTTCTACCGCCAAGACGCCCCAGAGCAACCGCAGCAGGATTTTTCCCCGAGCCGCTACCGAGGGGCATTTCTTCTTGCAACGCACCGCCTTCAT